CACGGACTGTCTGACAACATCGTCAAAGACATAATCTCCATCTCCGAGCCACGCAGTCTTTCCTTTGGTACCTCCTGGTCTATACAAGACCCAGGGAAAACCGGGGGATGACGAACGATTGATGCTCGAGAGATATTCTGATTCCTCACTTAGACCCTGAACCGCCTCTTCGAAAGACAAAACTTTGCGAAGATGGTTCTTGGTTCCGTTGAACAAGAGTGGTTTATAGCTTGCAATAGCTTTATCCACATCGGCTTCGGGAATGTAAGGGGTTTCCATAGCGCACTTAATCAAATTTTTGTGGAGCAGATTTTCTGTTGCGCTGTACAGAACTGCCGGTCGAGTGAAAGGTGTGGTCACTTCACCATGGATAACTGAAGGTTTGATATCTGTGTTTCCAGGCACAAATACAGAGGTATCACATTCTCCCACATAAGCGAAGGTAGGGGCTGGTAGCCCCAGAACTTCGACAAAGTGGGAAGTAGATAATTCCTCATTCAGCGGCAATTCAATTCTGTTGAACTGAAGATTTGCCATAGCATCCATATCGGTTTTGATTACACTAGAGAAGTTTTTAAGACCTCTCTCCAAGTCAGCTCGTGTAACTGATTGAGCAAAAGCCCGATTACCATCGCACAATGCTAGAGTGTGAATTCCAGCAATCTTGCGAAGGCAAGTGGGTTCCTGCAAAATGAGTGGAGCCCCACAGTCTCCATTGTTGGTTGGAAGGTCATATTCATAACCTTCTCTCAGTTGATATGTCTCACCATCAATAGTGAAGTCTTGATCGACTGACTTCGCTGTTTTGTTGCCAAGGAGAGTTGCCATGATCGCCTTCCCGTTAGACCGAAGAGTGAAAAGATTCACAAGACCTCGTGTCCAATTGATGTCGTGATTCAGTTGGAAGTGTTTCACAATATCCGAGTAGGCTCCCACATAACGTGGGAATTGGATCAAACAGGCATCCTTAGCATGTCCAGAATTAGAAGTTAACTGAGCGTACTTACAAACACTGAAGGGCATCTCAAAACGAGCGCCATTAATGTTTTCAATACAGATGGTATCAGATCTCTTCAAAGCCGGAATTAGGTGGTGAGGAGCCAGCATAATGCTGTCACGGATAAAAAGTCCGTTGAGGAGAGGGTGCCACAACCCTGCAGCATTTTTGCGCGAAATCTTAAAAGTGTTCGACACGATTCGATGGGTGATTAGTTCTTGAGCTGTTTTGTCTTTCCACATCTGCAGCTCCGCATCTACAATGTCACCCTCACGGCACACAGCCTTCGGTCGAAC